GTTATTAGTAAGTTTAAGACAGCAGCTGGACGAAAGCTCAGTTCGCTGGAGTGTCATGACATTCTATGCAAGATCGGGGAAGTTGTTGTGGTGGGAGGAGTGCGTCGTTCCGCTATGATCAGCTTGTCTGATTTGACAGACGACAAGATGGCACATGCTAAGGCAGGTAACTGGTGGGATGGACAAGGTCAACGAGCATTAGCTAACAACTCAGCTACATATGAAGAGACACCTGCAATTGGTCAGTTCATGCGTGAGTGGACAAGCATTTATGAGTCACACTCTGGCGAGCGTGGTATCTTTAATCGTGAAGCCAGTCAACAGCAAGCTGCTAAGAATGGTCGTCGTGATGCAAGCTATGAGTTTGGTACTAATCCGTGCTCAGAGATTATCCTGCGTCCGTATCAGTTCTGTAACCTGTCTTCTTGTATTATCCGCAGTACAGACACCTTCGAGGATATCTTGAACAAGGTTCGTTTAGCTACTATCTTGGGTACATTCCAAGCATCGTTAACTAACTTCCCTTACCTTCGTAAGATATGGCAGAAGAACACTGAAGAAGAAGCACTCTTAGGTGTGTCGATGACGGGCATCTTGGACAATCATTTATTGAATGACCCAGATGATGCTAACTTACCAGGACTATTGGAGAAACTACGAGATGCTGCTGTTGCTACTAATGCTGAATTTGCTGCTGCTATTGGAATCAATCAGAGTGTTGCGGTTACGGCTATTAAGCCCGAAGGAACTGTATCACAACTCTGTTCTACCGCCTCTGGCATTCATCCTCAGCATAGTCAGTATTACATTCGTCGTGTACGAGCTGACAATAAAGATCCTCTAACTCAGTTCATGCTGAAGTCAGGGTTTATTGGTGAGCCTTGTGTGATGAAGCCTGAGTCTACAACAGTATTTAGTTTCCCTGTTGCAGTAGCTGAAGGTGCTTTGCTTCGTGAGGACTTGACTGCTGTTGAGCACTTGCGATTGTGGTTGATTTACCAGCGTCACTACTGTGAGCACAAGCCATCAGTCACTATCTCTGTCTTAGAGAAGGAGTGGATGGAAGTAGGGGCATGGGTGTACAAGCACTTCGATGAGGTTACTGGTGTGTCTTTCCTTCCAATGGATGGAGGAACATATCGACAAGCACCTTATGAAGAGTGTACTGAAGAGGATTACAAGAAGCTACTTGATCAGCAACCTAGCGGTATTGATTGGGATAACTTCCAGGAGTATGACGATAATGTCGAAGGAGCACAAATGCTAAGCTGCACAGCTGGAGGATGTACAATATGATTTTAGAACTACACTTTATATACGGTTTTATGATTGGTTTTGAATATGTAGATGAAGACGATGTTAAGTATTATGTTCTTGATCTAGGTATAGTACGATTAATGTTAGCCTCTCCCCAGGACTAGCACTTTATGGCAGCCCTACTTCGGTAGGGTTGTCTTTTTTATGATAAGAACATTGCTCTTTCGTCATTGCGACGATTGACTAATCCTTTTAGAACTTTACCACCGCCTATCGTGTACTTGAGAAGTTCTTCTGCAGCACCTTCCATGTCTCCACGAAGAACCTTCTGACGGAGGGTTGAACGCTGTAGTGTTCCCAAACCCACATTAAAGCTAAAGCTGACAAGAGCATCGAACTGCCCTTGTGTAAGAGGAACAGGACAGTATCGCTCGACACCTCGTTCAAAGCGGTTAAGGTCATCTCTAAGAATGTCATCTACTTCTCCCATCGTTATCGTCCTATTCCATCCCTCTGGTATAGGTAATGCCTTACGCTCTGCTAAAGGAACACGACCATGGTTGGGGTCAATAACATGCCCAACACCAATCGTCCACAGTAAAGCTGGACACTGGTATGGTTTAGTACGGACACCCTCATGATGCCTAATAACTTCAAGGGCTTTAGCACTTACTTTCATTTCTTAGAGAAAGCCTGTGTACCAAACCAGAAGGCAATAATAGAAGCAAGAATCTGCATTTCATCTGAATCAAATACTAAAGGGATGGCTTCTGCAAAAGCAGTACCAGTAGACCATGCCCACCAGATAGAGGCAATGTCAACGATTATCAACAACAATACGAATAGATAGGTCACAGCAGGCCTTACAGAGGCTCTGAGGTTGATAACCCACTGAGAAGCACCCTGACCTATAGCGATGTCATGTGCGTACATTGCAGAGCGTTCCTGAGCCTGTGTCTCCATCTGTACTTGCTCTGTCCTAATCTCTTCGATACGAGCTTGTGCAACAAAGCCACGCTCCATCATCTGCAGTTCTCTCTCAGTCTGCATACGAGCTAGTTCTAGCTCATGAGATTTATCAGACTTGTCCTGGAAGAAGTCAAGCAGTTTAGGTAAACCACCCATTAAGAATGATAAGGCGGTTGAAATTAGTGTTAGCATTACTTGTCTCCCCAGACTATAAAATAAGAAACTACTGCAGCAGCTAAGAAGCAGTACAACTGTACTCTCCTAACTGCTTGCATATCACTGTCAAACATCTTTTTATTTTGCATTTCTTCTTTGAGCATTCGCTGCTTGATAGATTGTATATCATCCCAAGCTTTAGATCCATGCTTGCTTATCACTTCAGCCTTCATACGAAGTTCCATCTTCTTTACTTCTTGGATGATTTCGTATTCTTTAAACGCTCTCATGACTGTATTGTCTACCTGATACTGCTGTGCTTTACGTCTCTCAGCAGCCTTCTGTTGCGCTACCTCAGCTCCATCCTTCTGAATATCTTCGATGCTTTTAGTTAATGACTTAGCACTCTCACGAGCAACACCTAAGCTACCTGTGAGAGTCTTTACTCCTTCGTTTATTCCGTATTGGTCTGACATAGTTCTTCATTATAGTTAACAATTACTTATTCAAAACCACCGAATACCATCTCTTCAGGAGTTACTGTGACAGGCTCATCAGAACCAGTAATCAAAGTACCATACATGTAGCGAGGGAACACATCTGTCATTGTGTCTACAAAGCGTTGAATACTAGCTGGATTCTTAAAATCAAACTTAATTTCATTAGCCATTGCTTGAAGCTTCTGCATTCCATTAGGATCGAACAGTAGTTCATCGTAAGCTTTATTGGTTGCGTCTAGTGTTCTTCTTTCGTTAACACGAGACAGAATACGAACACCTTTTTGGAATAAGCTTGTAATACGATCTCGATAGTTTGACGCTAAGAAAGGAAGATCCAAACCAGGTAATCCAAGATTCTCTAAAGCTTTACCTACAGAGTCTAGTTTTTTATTATCCATCTGAATATTAATTCTTGATATATCTGCTGTTTTAGTTGCATCAGACAGTCTTAGTATGTCTTCTACAGAGCTGCGGAAACTGTTATAAGTTAGCCCAGGAATCTGTTTACCTTCAGCTGTCTTCATACCATACAGATATTCAACAACATCCTTGTTCTTAATGTCTGTTAAGAAAGCTACACCGCCATCAGGGAACTCACGAGCCTTGTTAACAAACTCAGCCTTTAGAGCATTCTTTACTGCTTTAGAGGTGGTAGGATCTGTATCAGCTAATTGAGACTTAACCTTAACTAAGTTAGCACGATTCTGAAGAATGTTATTAATAATCTGATTGTATCCAGGAAGTGCTTGACCTGTTTGTGGATCTACAGACTGAGCTATAAAATTATCAGCTAGTCGTTTCTCAGCTACTTTAAGATTATTATCTAGTGTATCCCTATGAACCTTTAAAGCTTGGTCGTCTAATAAAGCCAAATTAAACTCTTGACGAAGACCAGGAATCTCATCTATAACAGCACCCTTCTTAGTTATAAAGGCACGAAGAGCATTAGCGTTTAGAGTTCCATTCTTTACTGTCTTATCATAAGCCTCAGACAACAAAGCATTACGACCAATAACATTAGCTTCATCTCCAACAACAGACCTAAACTGATTAAAAGCAGACGCATTCTTAACTACTACAGGGGCTACCTGCTCAGCATATTTGCGTGAGTCAATCTCTCTGATGCCCTGAGCACTGAAAGGAACTCCTACATTTTCATAATATGCACGGTCTACATCCATGAGCTGTTGATTCCACTTACCAGGAATGCCTTCACGAGCTTGGTTTACTACATTTTCTAACTCAATCAACAGACGTTCTTCTTTAGGATCTAAACGACCACGTTGTAACTTATTAATTGCTTCTTTAAGAGAGATAACAGTTTCAAAGTTAACAGGATAGAACTCATTATTCTTAGGCTCAAACTGTTTAAGAATCTCTTTATCAATAGCTGTACCTTTACCAAACACATCACGAAGACGATTCTCTTTAACAAAGTTGTAGATATTTGCAACACCTTCTTCTGGAAGATTAACACCAGCTTTACGAGAACCAACTCTTATAGCTTCATATTCTGTTTCAAGTTGTTTTTTGGCAGCCTTTAATTGAGTATCTTTTAGCTGAGTAATACGAGTACCAATGTCAATAGCATCATCAGCCACTACAAAGCGATCACCGATAGTCTCTAGCTCTTGGTCTACTCTCTGACGAACCTTGATAGCATTCCGCAGAGAAGGTAACTCAGGAGACACTAAAGGAGTATACCGAGTACCGAAAATAGAACCTGCGTTCTGGTCTATCGCATTAACAATGTTAGCTAGTTCTGTCTCGTATTGTTTACGAAACACAGGATCAGTCTTAGCACGATAAGCAACAACAGAATTGAACGTAGGGTTATCAGCCATAGCTACAAACAGAGGAGCATTAACTCCTGTAATCTTATTGCTAATCTTGTTGTAGTCTTCTACAATCTTATTAATATCTGCTTCTGTCATTCCTAGTGTAGCTTGCTTTAGTAGACGCTTAGCAGCTCCTGTAGCCATCGCATTTTCAGCAGCAGCTGGATCAGCTTTAATATCTTTGTACTTGTTGTAGCCTTGTTTAATAGCTTGTGCAGCAGTTATAGTGCCTTCTTTAATTGCAGTGCCTTTAGCAGCGACTACACCGCCTGTACCAAAAGCACCTATAGCACGACCTGCTCCAGTATCTTGTCCAGTAGCAGCTCTCTCAACAGCAGCACCTATTTCTCCACCTGCCTCAGCAGTAGCACCAACAACTCCTAATCCAGGAATACGACTAGCTACCGTTGGAAGCAATCTTGATATTGTAGTAGGAGCACCTGTCAACAAAGCAGTAGGATCTAAAGCAGTCTGAATACCTGCACCAGCAAACTGAGTAACTAAATCAGGAGCTACTAAGTTAGTTCTTGCGCCTGTCAGTGGAGCTAAAGCATTTAAAGCCTCTACTTGACCAGGCTGCATTGCTTCCATAACCTGACCTATAGCAGGAACAGGCTCTCCTTTAAGGATCTGTCCAGCACCAGTCAACCTAAGCAGTGTGTTGTCTCGTGGATCAATTCCTACTGGCTGAGAGAACATCTGAGTAATTCTATCAATAGGATTAACTGTAGGATCGATACCAGCAAGATTTAAAGCACCTTTGAACAATCCATATAACGAGGAGACACCAGATACAGGAGCTAGTCTAGCTGAGTTAGCTAAGAACTCTCCAGTACCTACTTCTTGAGGGGGTAAAGGAATAGCAGGTGCATTAGCAAATTCAGCAGGAGCACCTTGTACAGATACTCCACCTGCTGGAGCAGGAGCTGCCATCATTTGATTAGCTAAAGCAGCTAACTCACGAGCATCAGCAACATTACCAGCCTTATCCGCAGCCTCTAGAGCTGACATTACTTCTTGAAAAGTAGCCATTGCTTACCTTGTAGGTTGTTTATATTTAGTTAACAAGCCCTGCTGTTTAGGTGTAACTGATATTTCACCCGCTGCAGGAGGAGCATTCTTAGCAGCTTCTGCAGCTCTACGCTTTCTTTCAGCTGCAGTGACATATCGCTCACCTAATTCGGCTTGTATTGTTTCACTAGGAAGTTCACTAGTGCTCCATACTTGAGTTAGCTTATCTAAGTTCTTGTTCAAGTTCTGTCCTGCTCTATCTTCTAGAGAATCAACAATACTTGTAATCTTGGTTAGCTTGTCTTTAGTTGGTAGTCCTACTAAGAACTTTTGAACACCTCCAACACTACGCTCTACAATACCACCAGCACTTGCAATCTGTCTTACTTCGTTCATACCAATCTGTTTATCACCAGCAGCAGTAACTAACCAACGCTCTAACTGAGGAACAGCTTGTGTATTTCCTCGCTGTACTTCACTAATGATAGTCTTGAGTTCATTATAACGCTCAAGCTTCTCTCTGGTTGGTCGTGTCTGTGTTGCAACATTACTTACAAAGCTAGAAATATCGCTTGTTTTTACAGTTCCAGGGGTAAGAGGAACAGCAGCTTTAGCTACTTTCTGTTTAGCTTGTTCTTTTCTTTCATTGTAAAGTATAGCTCCTTTTCTTACATCTCCATCAGAGTCTTGTATAGCCTGTGCAAGCAACTCTCTGTTTACAAGCTCAGGAGTTGCAGGAGCTTGCTTAGTTACACCAGCTTCTTGAGCAGATGTCAATCCTACTAGTTGCTGGTACTGAGGAGAAGCCTGTAATGCAGCAATCTGCTGTTCAGTCAATGGCTGTCCACTAGGAGACATCTTAGCAATCTGAGCCTGTACTTGAGCAGAGATAGGAGCAGACACAATACCCATCTGTGCTGGGTTCTCAGTAACTGTCTTAACTCTATCTAGATACATCTTCTGAGCAGCTGCGTCAGCTTTAGCAGCTTCTTGTGCAGCATAGGCTCGTGAGTCAGCATACTCTGCAGGTAAGTTCTCAGCTACAAAGCGAAAGTACTCAGCACTACCAGGAGTAAACTGTGCATCAGCTTGTTGCTTTATATCTGCTACAGCTTTCTCTTTCTTTTGCTGAGGACTGTCACCCATGAGACCGCCAATCAGAGCAGCACCGAGTTGACCAACACCCATACCTATCTTCTCATAAGGAGACGATGCTTGCCCGTACATACCAGCCCACATCTTCTGTTGTTGACGCTGTTGTTCTAAAGGATCGTATCCTAATAAACCTGTAGTAAAACTTGGAGCAATAGCCATTATATTTCCTTAAACAATTAAACTGTAGTTAACCATCTTATATCCATCTTTACTTACTACAACAGCTTCTGGAATAAGCTTTTCAACTTCTTGAGCCATAACACCAATAAAACTACCGTGTCCTTCTTTGTCTTTAAACTCTGGTTTGTATTCAAAGGAATAAAGATTATGACCACCTTTGGTTTTGCTTATTAACTTAATGTTCTGTTTAATATTAATATCTGATCCAGCTAGAAGAGTAGGACGAGGTGTTCCACCAAAAGCACCGCCACCTGCAGCAGTACCAACAGCACCAACTAAACCACCCCAGAACTGAGCATTAGCAGCATTAGCAGCTTGAGTAGCACCGTACTGAGTCTGAGCAGCTTGTGATAGTCCTTGTTGATAAATCTGAGCACCTTGTGTTTGACCAGGCTGCTGAGCAGTACCTAACTGGAGACCTAATTGGTATGGCATCTGAGCCATCTGCTCTACTTGACCAGAGATACCTAACTGAGTCTGGAAGGGAGCATAAGAACCAGCCATAGTTGAGGCTTGTGTTCCTAACAATGCACCTCCAGTACCGAACAGACCAGCACCCATGCTAATATCTGCAGCAGAACGCTGACGAGCTAAGTCTTCAGCAGAAGCAGTAGTCTGATAGGCTTGCTGACCGAATCCTAAGCTTAGTCCTAAGTTCTGTAACATGTTCTGACGAGCTATCTCTTGAGCCTGAGCAGAGGTCTGATATCCTTGACCCAACATACCTAATCCAAAAGCTTGACGCTGCTGAGCAGCTTGTTCTGCACCTGCACCTATACTTAAGTTCTGTTGTGCTAATGAGTTATAGTATGCAGCTAACTCAGGATTAGTCTGTTGCATGTTACCAGCAGTCGTACCACCAGTAGCTAAGCCACCACGACCAGTCTGAAATAATCGATTACGAACACCAGCTAATTGTTGTTCTTGACCAGGAGCTAAAGCAGCTTGTTGTGTACGAACATACTCAGCACGAGCCTCTTCAGGAGTCTGAGCTAAGTAACCTGCTCCAGTCTGTCGTAACTGTTGAGCGTATGCTTGAGCCTCTGGTGATGCAGAAGTCTGAAAAGACGTAGGCATTAAACCTTGCTGAGCTTGTTGATACTGAGAAGCTAATAGTTGTGCCTCAGCAGAAGGAGCTGTGTTATATCCAGTAGGTAGAATCTGCCCACCTAGCTCAAACAAACGCTGAGCACCTTCACCAATAGGAGCAGCCTGTCTTTGTTGTAGTTCTGCAAAGGTTAAACCTTGACCAAACTGACCAAACAATTGGTTCTGTAGTGCAGATAACTCAGGAGCAGGAGTGTATCCAGCAGCAGAGATATAGGGCATTCCAGTCCTTGGATCAATCTCACGAGTAAACTGAGATGTACCAAAGCGAGTTGTCATCCCTACAGGACGGAACGCTGCAGCCTGAGCAGCATCTCTAGCTGCTTGAGCCTGAGCTGCAGAAGCTTGTTCACCAGCTGCTCTAGTTTGATCAGCTCCTGTGAATATATTAGCTATGCCACCAATTAACTTACCCATTATAATCCTCTACTATATATTAAATACATTCTGTTATCCTGTCCCACAAAAGGTTGAACATGTTTAAAACCGATTGTTTCTGCAAACTTTATTAACTTACTGTTATCTTCATCTAACATAGCCACTAAAGGAACTGCTGTTAAACTCTGTAGCATATCTAAATCTTTAAGGTATTCTTTCTTTACTGCTGCTGTCCATCGATATACATCTGTATGAAACCACAACATTCCTTCAAACAACTCTAGATACATCGTGTAGTGTTCACGATTTACCACAGGTACTTTAACCATTAGGTCTTCATAATGTACGCTAATGCGAAATAAGGAGGACGATTCTCATGAGCCAATCCACCACCTGTCGAGCCAGAAGTGCCTGACAAAGTGTGGGTATGGTCTGCAGACATTCCACTCGTAGTTCCGCTGTAGTTGTGGTTGTGGTTATTACTAATAGCACCTGTTCCAGTGATGCCTGTAGTATTTGAAGATGTTAATCCAGCGTTAGGTTGGTTTGGAGTACCACCTAAGATATATTCAAAGTTCTCATTTGAGAATAGTCCAGAGCCTACCCTAGTGTCATAAGCAACATAGTTACTATCAGATACTGCAACAGAGCCTTGAATACCAGAAGTTGTTACAAGGTGTCTATGTCCAGGATCACTAATACTATGAGTGTGTCCTGTATTTTCTTGGGTAGTAGTTCCACTAAATGTGTGAGTATGGTTATTACTTACAGCACTTGTTGTCGCACTAAAAGTATGCGTATGAGCAGGAATCATTGTAGCGTCAAGCGTTACAGTGTTTGCACCGCCTGTTGCATTAACAGCATAAGTAGTTCCAGCACCAACTACGAATCTGTCTCGTAAGTCAGGAGTGCTGTTAGATCCGTTACACAGTACCCATCCACTAGGAATAGAAGCTATAGAACCAGACCACAATAAGATAATACCAGCAGGAATCAAAGCAGTTAATTCACCACGAACATATGTAGTATTAGCTACTTGAGTAGTATTAGAACCTGCTGTAGGTGTAGGTACTGCTGGAGTACCTGTAAATGTAGGAGAAGCAATGTCTGCTTTAGAGCTGATAGCACCAGAGATAGAGTTAAACTCGTTATCTATTTCTGTACCCTTAACGATCTTATTTGAATCGCCTGTAGGTAATGTATCTTTAGTAGCAAAGTTAGTTGCTTTGGTGTAATTACTCATAGTGTTTTACCTTGTTTAAGGAAGAAGTCTATTTTCTGAATTGAAAGAGGAGTACCATCAATGTCAGACTCAAAGCCTAACTGAAGGACAGTACCAGAACCTGATGCTGGAATGTTAGCAATATCCAAAGCAATACCATTAGTGTATGTAGCTACATTGTATTCTGCTGTGTTATACTCAAATACCTCTACACGCTGTAGTACAATACCACGAGAGAAGTAGTTACGAGTATAATCATATCCCCACTTAATAGCGATAGGTTGGTTAGAACCACCAATAGCAGTTACGTTGATACGCTTAAGAATCTTGTTCGTTGTAGCAGAACCAAAGTCAAAGTAATTAGTGAAGTAAGACATACGATACTTAGCACCATCATCTTCATACAGATTGTACTTACCTATGTATCCTGGCTTACCAATCAATAAGTCTCTAGCCTGTGTTACGCAGAATGCTGTAGGATTAATCTGTTTCCAAACAGTAGTTCTAGCTGCCCCATTCTGCAGTACACCTCTGGTGTCAAAGCAATAGGTAAATCCTGAACTAGGTAGAGACAATAAGTAAAAAGCATCTGTAGGAAAGTAAGTAGCCTTAATGTTCTTAGCTGTCTCTGATGCTACTAAGGTTAAGAGTTCATCTCGTACATTCTTAGAGATATCCCTGAACGGTAATGACTTCTCTTGGATTACACGTTGCAAAGACTGAACACCAGTAGAAGACAAGAACAATAAGTCTGTACCAATAGACGCTACAGAGTCTCTAGCTATACAACCAACACCAACAATAACATCTTCTAACTGCAACTGAGAAGGATCTACTGGGCTGCTATAGATAACAATGTGCTTAGTACAGAAGATAATCAAGAAGCCATTATGATCTGCAATAGCTACGATAGGATCATTATTAGGAACTACTTCACTAATGTTAAGATATCCTGATGTACCAGTCTTCCATTCAGCAGGGTTCAGTAAGTCACTGAAGTACACAGTCTGTCTACTACCAGCCATGTCAGCTACCCACACACGACCATAAGCAGTCATGACACAGTTAGGGGTAAAGCTAGTTACAGTTTGTCCTACTGGAAGATTTGTAGCTACATCTCCTAAACGCTGGAAACCATAAGAACCAGTATGAGCATGGGCAGTAGCACCTAGTTTATGAAACAATAAAGTAGGATGTCCTTCTTGAACTAAGATAGCATGACCAGAAGGAGTAGCTCCTGTGTCATAAGGCATACCACTAATCTGCCAGTTATCATCAGTTATCGTGTAGCTTAAGTTAGCTGTATCAGTGCCATTACGAACCACAGCTTCTGTTAAGGTAGTAGTTCCAGTATATATCTTGTTGTTTGCTGCAGAGATAACTACAGTACCGTCATCCTTAATAAGCTCATAGACGGCTTTAAACGAGCCTGTAGACGCTGCAGAGGTGTTGACCTTAGTCCACCCCTTACGAGCACCGATACGACCGTAGCGATCGATTACGCAGTTATTAGCCTCTAATGCAAACCCACTGTCTAACTGAATAGAACTGTCCTGAGTGTTTAACCCAGAGAATCCAGGAGCTGCAATCGAGCCAGTTGCTAGTTGTTCAGCCATTAAGTAGCCATCCAAGCAGATTCTTCAATGTAACGACCAGACTCAATAGCAATAGCATCAGCTAAGGACTGGTTATAAATGAATGCCATTTCACCTGCTAAGATACCACCATCTTCACCACGCTCTGCGATAGCCCTTGCAGCAGCATTAAAGATGACAGGCTCAGAAGGAACTAATAGTTTATCAGCATCAGCAACTAAAGCTACTTGTGGTTTAATTACGTTGAAACGAACATCATAAACCCCATTAGGAATAGGGAATAAGTCTACCTGTGTGTCACCGTTGGAGTTTGTACCGTTGAAATTGTAGTACGCAGGAGAACCCTTTTGTGCTGAAGTTAAAAGGAACTGATCGTTCATCCAGCGAGTAGTGGCATTCTGAACTACAGTATTACTAGTGTCATTTAAGACATCAATAACCCTAAACCGTTGTCCAGAACCAACAAGGATATAGTTGAAAATACCATCAGCAGTTGTAGCAGTAAGGGTATCTGATAAAGCATTCCAAGCATAGGCATCTTCTACCTGACGCTTAGCATCATTAATGAACTCACCGATAAGCTTAGAGTAAGCATTATCCGCTACAGATGAAACCTCAGTTTCCCGTAGTCTGCGTAGTACAGAATTTACAAGTTGGATGTAGTTCATAGTAACCTATATTATATCACAATTTTATATAAAAGTCAAGCTTTATTTACCACTTAACCTTATCAGCCCAGTATGCTGCTGACATTTTACCCTTGGCTATATTGGCTGCATGCCTAGCCTTGAAGCTCTTCTGACGAGCCTTCTCTCCTGGGGTCTTAGGAGCAGATCCAGCACCTGATACACCCTGCTGTCCAAAGCGAATAGTCTTAGTCTGGTCTCCAGATTTAGCTACTACTACGTGGGATTTAGTAGGGTGGTTAGGTGTCTTCTTAGGCTTGTTATAGCCACTAACACCTACCCTCTCTAGCTTACTGTCTTTCTTCATTTCTTCTTAGCTGTCTTAGCAGCATCCTTAAAGTCTTTAGCTGAAGGAGCACCTTTGCTACCTACCTTACGCATCTTCTCACCAGAGCCAGCCTTGATACGAGCTTTCTTGGCAGCGATGTTGGCATACAAACCAGGCTTAGTAGCCACGACTCATACCCATCTTCTTAGCTGGTTTAGCTTTAGGAGTAGTCATCTTAGCTCCAGTTGCCTTAGCATACGACTTAGCTTCTTTCTTACCCTTAGCTGTGTAAGGGAACTTCTTGTCTTTGACCATTGGCATGATTACTTCCTTTTCTTTGGTTGTGGTTTAGATTTACCTGCTTTGGACAGGGCTATTGCAATTGCTTGTTTCTGTGGCTTACCTGACTTCATCTCTTTACGGATGTTAGTAGAGATAGTCTTCTGTGATGTACCTGATTTCAGTGGCATAATTAGCTTCCGTTCTGATACGCTGTGGATTGTACAAGCTCTACTGTAAAGATAACTGAGAATGTAGATGCTGCTTCTGGAGTAACTCGTAGTTCATCAAACTCGTCCATAACCATACGACCTTGATCAAACATTACATAATCACCAGCACCAACTGATTTACCACCAATGATAGTAACAGAAGTAGTAGTACTAGCATCATACCAAGTAGCAGTAATAGACTTAGAACTACCACCAGAATTAGATAACATTAACAGAGTAGCAATACCTTTACATCCTTTAGGGACTGTATAAACAGTGTTAGATGAACCAGCTGTAAGGTTCTTACCTACTGTGAGTTCTCTCATGGTTACTTTCTAAATACCATCTCTGAAACATAACTGATGAACGCACCAGCAACTGAAGCGACACCCATCAATGCCCACAGAGAACCTTTACTACGTTCTGCCATAGCAACTAAGCGTTTAATATCAGCGTCCATTGAGTTTACTTTATGCTCTAAGTTCTCAACAGCGTTAACTAGTTTACCGTACTCTACGGGATTGATGTCACTCATGATAATTTAACCCAAGATAATGTTGATTCATTCCATATATACATACCATCCTCTGGCTTTGCTTGAGGAGCGACCCATTTATTGTCTACTAATGTCCAGCTTGGAAACGGTTGTGGAGCAGTAAATATATTATTTGTATAAGTATATCCAACACCAGCACCATTAGCAAGGACAGCAATTACACCTTCTTCAAAACTAGGAGGAGGGTTTGATG